CACCTAAAGCCTGCCGCCTCATTTCATACGCTGCGCCCATATTTTTACAACCTTGGAGTCATCATGACCAAAACCTATATCCCCGACCTTGTATCCACCCAGTGGCTGCTGCCAGGTATCTTTAATAAATTTGACGCCAGCGGCGCAATACGCGGCCTGCGCGGCATGCCGCGCAGCCTTGCGCTGTTTGGCCAAATCACCAACCCGTTGTTTAACCCCACCAATTTTAATCAGCCGATCACCGTGACCATTGAGGCCGAGGCGATTGGCCTGTTTGGTGAAGGCTCTATGCTGCTCGCCATGTGGCGCGGCGCAAAAGCCAACGCCACGCTGGGGCTTAAAATCACCTGCATCGCGCTGGCCGACGAACCAACAGCCAACACCGCCCAGTGGCTGCTGGCATTTAGCGCCGATGCCACGCATTTGGCGGGCGAGCAGTCCGTGGGCGGCCGCCGCCATGGCTGGCGCCGCGATTGAGTCACAGTGCATGAAAGACCCCGCCGCGCCATTTACAGGGATTGCATTGACAGGCTACATTCCTGCGCTGCGCACCGAGCATTTTGAAGATGAGCAGATTAACAACCTCATGCTGGCGGGCGGTTCTAGCGTAGATGTACTGGAGGACGGCACGGCCACCATGCTGCCCGTTGTGACCAATTACACCACCCATAAAACGGGCGCGTATGACGAGTCGTATCGGTACATGAACTGGGTAAAAACGCTCAGCTACTTCCGCTGGTATCGTAACACCGAGTTTGCCATTCAAACCGAAGGCTTCAAAATGGGCGAATACGCAGATGACATCCCAGGCCAAAAAATCATGACCAACAGCAAAGGCGCGGACATTGCTCTGCACTGTTATGAGAACTTTGTGGACGCGGGCTTGATGCAAAACATGGCACATTACACCAAAACCTTGCTCACGCAAATTACAGGCACGAAGTTTAAAATCGTTGACGAGCCTGTGATTATGTTGCAGCACAATCAGACCGAAATCACCTCAAAATGGGTGGCAGGTCACGTGTAACGCGCTGCCGCAAACGCTGCTGCTTTCATTGATTGTCACTTGATGCAAGCAGCAAAAAACCTGATTAACTTTAAGAATGGAATCGATTATGAACCAATGTCTACAGCTCCAAATTGACGAAGTCACACGCGGCGGTATCACCCTGCGCGTTGAGTCCGAAAGCGTCACGATTGACAAAGCCACAGGCTATGAAATGCAAGAAGTCCCCGCCGCCGTAGGCGATCATGGTTACACCATGAAACGCGTCACGCCCGTGGTGAAGTTTAAGCTCATGACTGACGAATTGAGCTTGGCCAATATTGATTTAAACAAAATCATGGCGGCGGGTGAAGAGCCAGTTACGCTGCGCGACAGTATTTCTGGAAAGAGAGCCCGCATAAGCCGCAGCGTGTTTAAAACAATCGGCGAGATTGGCAAAGGTGCGGCGGATGCCGAGATTATGATTTTGTCAAAAATTCAGTGGTTGTAACGTCCGCTGTCCCCGCTGTACCAAGCACCAACAATAGCCCTGCAATACTGCGGGGCTATTTTTTTGCGCCAGCCGTTTACCATAGCCCAAGTTAAGTCACGAACGCGCCGCAACTGGGCGCACCGATTTAACCAGAATTTAAATCAAATTTAAACCGAATTTAAACCAGACATAAAGAGCCAGTATGCACCCCAACCAACAATTACAAAACCTCAACCAAGTCGATCTGCTCGACGGCCTTAGCACCCAGTTAGGCGATGACGACGTGCGCTACCGCACGGTCAAACTGCGTCCCGCCACCGTGGCCATGGACTTAGAAGCCGTGCGGATTGCCGAGCGGATGGTGCGCTTTGAGGGCAAGCCCATGCTGCTGTTGTCAGACGCTGTGTACCGCGTGGCCATGACCATGCAGCGGATTGAGCGGTTTTGTACCAGCGCGGGGCTGTCCGACATTGACAGCAGTCTGATTGACTTAAACACCATGGGGCGTCTCACCCCGCATGATTTAGAGCGGATTGAGCAGCAAATTTTGCTCATGGATTTGGCCGAGAACGTGCGCTATGGCAATTTATCACCAGATGAGTTTGATGCCATCATCAACGGCACACACCCGCAAAGCCGCAAAACCCCACAGCCCACGGGCGAGCCTGACCAGCTGGATGAGCGCGCTGGTGAGTCTCGCCCAGCCATTGGGCGTCTCGATTAACGAGCTGCAACACATGCCAAAAGCGGCCGTCACCATGCACGCCCGCATGATTAACCAACAACGAGGCCAATAATTGTGAGCAGCCGCCAAATCCAGTACACCATCAAGCTGTTGTCCGACATTGCCAACACCGCAAAAAAAGACGCGCAAGCGGTCGAATCAACCAACGCGCGCATGGCAAAATCGTATGACGCCATGGCCAAATCGGCCGACAAGCAAGTCAAGCAATTGGAACGCACGCTGGCGGGTCTGAACAAAAATGCGGCCAAAGCAGGCGCATCGTTGGACAAAATGGGCGGCGGCGTGGGCGCGCGCATGAGCCGTCAGCTGGACATCAGCATCGCCAAACTGCGCAAAATGAAAAGCGCGGCCGACGGCGTAGGCAACAGCCTGCAAAAAATCGGTAAATACACCGCCGTGGCGACGGGCGCGGCGGTTGGCGGCACGGTTGCGACCAAGGCGATGATCGAAAAACCCGTCGCTTATGAGGAGCGCGTGGCACGTATGAGCATCACCGCTGATAAAGGCAACACCGTGGCTGGGTTTGAGTCAGTCAAAACCCAAATTGAACAAGGGATTAAAAGCGCCAATCAAGCGGGCGGCGGCACGCGCGACAACGCAGCGGGCGCGCTGGACAACATGCTCGCCTCTGGCCAAGACTTGAGCAGCGCATTAAAAGCATTGCCCGCTATTTTAAAAGCTTCCACCGCCAGCGGCGCAGACGCCACCGAGCTGTCAAATATCATCATCAAAGGCAAGCAAAACGGTTACATCAAAGACGGCCAAGAAAGCGCATTTTTGGATAAATCTGTGGCCGCAGGCAAGGCGGGGCAATTTGAGCTCAAAGACATGGCGAAATGGCTGGGGCAGCAAATGTCCGCAGGCCAAATGGCTGGTTTGACGGGCGAAAAAGGCTTTGACCGCTTGCTCATGATGAACCAAGCGGCCATGGCGTCAGCGGGCAGCAAAGACGAGGCGGGCAATAATGTCGCCAACTTACTGGCCAAGCTAAACAGCGCCGACACGGCCAAAGACTTTCAAAAGCAAACGGGCAAAGATTTATCCAAGTATCTGGTCAACACCGCCAAAAATGGCGGCGACTCGGTTGATGCATGGGTGTCATTGTTGCGTGACGAAATGCGCAACAACAAAGACTATCAAGCGGCGCAAGCCAAGCTCAACAGCGCGGCCACACCAGAGGACAAACGCGCGGCCAATGAGTCCATCACCAATTTGGCCATGGGTTCGAGCGTGGGCGGGTTTTTTCAAGACCGTCAAGCGCTGGCGGCATTGATTCCATTATTGACAGACAACGGCGGCGCGGACAGCTCGAACACCCAAGTAAAAACCGCCATCGCTAATTCAAACGGCGTGGTCAACAGCGATTTTAATAAATATCAAACCACCACTGCCGCAAAAATAGACGCGGCGGGCAACGCAAAAGACAACGCCGCCAGCGCCGCATTTGACACGGTCAAGCCCGCGATTGACGGCATGGTTGAGGGCTTTACATCGGCTGCCGAATCATTCCCAAAAGTCACCACCGCCGTGACATTGCTGGGTGCAGCCGCTGTGGCCAGCGCCGCTGCAATGGGCGGCGGTGCTGCGACAGGCGGCATGCTTGACTGGTTTCGCAAACGCAAAAAACGCACAAACAAACGCGGCGCGCCAGATGCGCCCGACGCGGCGGATTTGCCCAGCATTAGCGGCGCACCCGCTCTGACAGGCGGCGGCGTGATGGACGTGTTTGTGACCAATATGGGGTCAGGAGGCGTGGGAGGTGGGCTGGACTTGGACGCGGACGGCACGGGAAGTAAAGCTGGCGGCGGCAAGGGCAAACTGGGCAAGCTCAAAGGTTTTGCACGCGGCGCGGGCAAAGCGGGGCTGATTGGCGCAGGGATTGGGCTGGTCGGCGGTGTGTATGACGCGGCCACCAGCGACGGCACGAGCGGCGAGAAAACCCAAATGGTGACCAAGTCCGTAGGTGGCGCGGCGGGCGGTCTGGCAGGCGCAGAGGTGGGCGCAATTGCGGGTGCGGCGATTGGCTCGTTTGTACCAGTACTAGGTACGGCAATTGGTGCGGTGGTTGGCGGCCTGATTGGCGGTGGTTTGGGCGCATGGGGCGGCAGCGCCGCTGGTGACAAAGTGGGCGGCTATGCACGTGACGCGATTGATGGCCAAAATGCCGCACCAGCGCTGGGCGGCACAGCTGATACGGCGGGCATACAGGCCGCTGTGGCCAGCGGTGTGGGTCAAGGCATGGCGGGACTGCCCGCCGCCCTTGCCGCGCCCAGCGCTGCGCCGCCGCCCGCGTATTTGTCAGTCCCCGTGCTGGCCGCCGCGCCCGCGCCGCCGCAGCAGGTGGCTGTGACGATTCAAGATGGCAAGCTGGCGGTAAGTGTGACAGTGTCGCCCACGTCCGAATTGTTGTCTGCCGTGGCGCGTGCCGCCCAGCCCGTGGTGCCGATTATGGCCAGTTTGAGCGGCGGCTCAACGAATCCTGCGGGCTATGCGTAAAAATTACGCGCAACCCGCCCAACCGATATTTTAGGACATCCAATGGCAAAACCCACCTGGCTACAGCAGCTCAAGCCCGCCAATTTTGACGGCGCGGGCTTTCATGTTGACTCCATGGAGCGCGCACCCGGCAACAACACGGTGCTGCGCGAGTACCCGTTTCAAGACTTGCCAACCGTGTTTAGCATGGGCGAGGCGGCCGAGGAGATTAAGTTTTCGGCCTATGTGATTGGCTCAGATTACACGACCAAGCGCGATGCGCTTGAGCGCGCCCTCAAAAAAACCGAGTCAGGCGTGTTGATGCACCCGACGCTGGGCGCGATACGCGTGTGGCACATTGGCAAATTTAGCATTAAAGAGAACCCCACCGCCGAGGGCGGCGTGGCGCGGATGGAGCTGACCTTTGTGCGCGCTGAGCCGCGCCGTTATCCAGTGACCCAAACCAATACGCCGCTGTCAAGCATTGCAGCTGCGCTTGCGGGCGCGCAGGCGGCCGTAGAATCATTCACCGCCATGTTTGACCTATCAGGTGCGGCAGGCTGGGTGCGCGACAATGTGCTGGGTACATTGTTAAGCGTCGAGTCGATGATTTGGGACGTGGCCATGGCGGTCAAGGGCAACGGCGAGGCAGACGGCTTGAGTGATTTATTGCGCTTGGGCCGCGCCAGTGCTAATCAGTTTAAAGACCTGATTCAGCTGCCGCAAGACATTGCCAAGCGCTTTGCCAGCATGTTGCAGCTGGACAGCAATTTGACGGGCGCACAGGCGGCGTATGCCATGGCGCAATTGTTGCCGCATGACGCGTTAACCCCACCTGCGGCGTTGTTGCCCAATGCCTTGCCCATGCGCTCCAATGTACTGAGCAGCTTGATTGACGTAGAACTGGCGCTGCCCGCCGCGCCGTATGAAACCCCCAGCCGTTTGATTGAGCGCGCGCATATTGTGGCGTTGCAGCGACTGGTGCAGCGCTTGAGTTACTGCGCACTGGTCAGCGCCTGCGCGCAGGCGCAGTTTGACAACTACGATGTGGCCTTTGGCCTGCGCCGCGCCTTGCATCGCCACGGCTTGCGCCTGCTGCAAGACGCGTCCACCGAAACGGCCACGGCGCGGGTGAGCGCCGTGAGCGTACATGACGCGCTGCTGGCCGTACACCACACGGGATTAAGCCACGTGCAGGCGCAAAGCGTCGATCTAGCACG